TCCGATTGTCCTCTAAATGTTGGAATAGCTTCCTTGTCATTCACGAAGCAGCGCCTCAGAAATGAACCAATGGCCACCAATGCGACACCAGCAGCGATGCCACCCAGCCAATAAGGCATTAAAGGCCGGAAATTCTGAAACCACTCTGGAAAAGCATCCCAGAGAAGTTTGGCTTCCTCAGTGTCCGGATTTTGTTGAACGAAATGAATCATACACTCTCGGTCCATTCTTTCGAGTTCATGATCCCACTGTTCTTCAGTACAATCTGGAGCATCATAATATTGCTGCCCTTGCGAAGAGAATATTCGTCCACTGCCCCAACGAATGATTGGGTCCACAATGGTACTACTAAACGCCTCGCGTACAGTCGGTGTTTCTTTCGGCAAGCCAATCAGATCTTGTAAGCTTTCTGTAATCGCTGCCTGAGGATCTGGAGCCACCAAGTTGTTATCGAAGTTCTCTTCCAACAGCTTTTGAGTATCCAAAAATCGCTTGTAGTTAGCCCGAATCATCTCGATAGCAATCGGGTAACTTTTTGGAACTGTCTGTCTCAAATCAACTCCGTAAATGTCCGGAGCTCTATTCGGTTGTGACCAGACTTCTTTCTGTCGAGCAACTTCCAATGTTCGGGTTGGTCCAGTGAAAGTAAACGAGACAAAGCTCTTTTGTTCCATTTGTTCAGCTGTCAATTTGTTCATATCGATAGCTCCACTGTTGGTAACAGGAGCGGTCTTAGACGGATGAACTTGCATCACCAATTCTCGTCGTCTGGCTAAAGCAACTGGATCTATTCCAGGAACTGCAGTGAACTCTTTATTGTTCAAGGTGATGACCACTTTTGGTCTAGCCACTGTTCCTTTCAGGCCAACTGATAAATCGTCCACACTCGCCAGAGGCGGACAAAATCTCAGAGACGAGATCAGGGATAGATAAACATTCCCGGTTTCTAGCGCAGTCTGAGCATCAACAGCCGACAAAAATTCATCAAATACGATCACTTTCTGGTCTCCAAATCCGTCCCAATACTTCGATCCAGGGGCTACGGTGAACACCTGGTCAATGGGAATGCCAAAGGCGTCCCGGATAATGCTGTTTAAAATGCAGCTTTTTCCAACACCGGGAGCACCCCAGATGTGCAGGGAATACGGTTGTTGTCGGGGCCGGTTATTTTCTCGCATCTTTTTCAACATATCAGAAATTGTTACTAATTTATAATAATGATGCGAAACCAGACCCCATAATCGAGTATCGTTTGGTTTGCTCTTGGTCTTATGCATCAACAGTAGACCGTTGCCTCGGACTTCATCCAAAGCATCTGAATATTCCGGACTGGACATCACGGTCGTACTGCCCTGTAGCCGAATTAACGCTTCTGCGAGAAGCACCCATTCTCCAACTTCGTTTTCCAGTTGAAGTTTGTCAGGAGCAAATTTCAATATCAATGCTTTCTGCAATAAACTGGGTAACATAAAAAATAATGAATACAACCCGCCGGTAATAATCGTTGCTCCGGCGGCATATTTGGACAATAATGTACAGAAGCCGACCAAGCTGCGTTCTTTCAAGGGGGTCAATTGTAACACTGATCCCATAACGGCGGCCAGCAATGGTCCATATTGGGTATTTTCTGAATAACTCTGGCCTACTAACTGATTTCGATTGGCAAATGAAGTTACAAATGAATACACTAGATAAGTAGATAACAGGCCCAGAGCACAGAGAATTCCAGCTACTAAAAAAGAAAGCAAGGACAATAATCTCTCTAAATATGGAGCCATTTGAGCAGACAGATCTCTAGAGACTGATCGGCTGAGCAATTCGATGATTTCGACTACCGGTTTCTTGATCCAATCAGTCATCTGCTCGCAAGCTTTGTCGACAACGTCGGTAAACTTGCTAATTACAGACAGGAATAGTCCGCGCAGCATATCAGCTGCTTTAGTGACAAAAGTACAAACGGCCTCGACCGGAGTACAATTCGCCACACTGCGGATCAACATTCGGATCTTTTCCAAAATTCCTTGGTCGTCAGCTTGTCCGTCAAAAGACGGAGCCTCGCCTTTCATCCAATCGTAAACGAAGGTCGCGTGGTTACGCAACTCTGGAGTGATGGAGTTAGGTCCGAATTCCATTAAAGCGGCAATGTACGGTGTTCGCCACAAGTACAGCCGCAGTTCGTTAGACGTGTTAGTTGGTCCGCGCTCTATGAACCGAATGGTGTTCGCAACTACCGGGAGATATTCTTCCCAGGTCTGGCTAACCATACTGTGAAAACTGTCATCCGAAAGCTTTTTCCATTCTTTCAGCGAACGAATGGAGCAATCGGGCGGATGAACAAAATCATTGGTCATCTCGCAGTTACACGAGTTCTCTGATTGCCATTCTTGTGATCTTGCGTAATCGCGGTCACCAGACAAGAAGACTGTCAGTCCGTCAGATTCCTGACGAACATAGCCTTTCACGTCATAAATTTTTCCCATGGCCAAATCCGTCAGTCCAAGCGGGAGTTCGATCTCGATCAATCTCCGAGCCTGAACTGTTCGAACCTCGACGGAAACTCGTCCCGTCGTAGATTCTACCGGTCCATCTCCGTTCAACAACGGGGTCTCCTCGTCGGCGTCCGACTCAGATTCCCAATCGTTTTCAGGAACTAGGAACGGGTTGATGGGCTCAACTGGTTGCTCAGGAGCGAGCGCTTCATTGGCGTCCAAATCAGCGTTCTCTTCATCGCTTGAGTTTAACTCATCGAAGGGGG